ATCATTAAATTATTATCTAAATTAATAATATCATATGCTACCCAATTATTACTTGCTAATCTACCGTGCTTTCAAGTCAAAATACAGTTCGCCATTTTCATCAACTTGGCATTTATTATTATTAAATATTCCAACTTTCTTATCACCTTTTCCGTACTTAAACAGATTTCTACCACCTATATTTAAGTCTGTAGGATTAGACATCTTCTCTAAATAACTAACTCTTACAGATCCATCTTCCAATAATGATAATATACATTTATAACAATCTTTATTTGGTGTAAAAGCATCAGTAGGTAATGCATCTATCCAATTAGAATCTGGATATTTAACAGGAGCTGATGGTTTAGCAGCACCCTTGTTTACAGTCTTATACATTATTCTATTATCTTTTATGTTTTTGTTTTTATATAAGAACTCAATTGCTGTACATACTTTCTCGTTTTTAGTATTCCATATTTCAAATGAATAGTTTACTAATTCTTGAAAGCTATTAGCTTGAATTGTAATATTAGGTGTAGTATCAGACATAAGAACACCAGATCTAAACCATTTAATATTACCTACTGAGTTAACAGGTACTAATTTTCCGTCCCTGTAAACCATTGCATATAATGTTGTATTCTCATCTTTTTTCAATACACTACCGTCTACTACTTCTCAACTCAGCTGTATATACTATCTTTTCATCTATTATTTCTTTTATTGTTTTAGTTGATCCACCCATAACAATACTATCTGCATTAATAACCAACTTATACTTCTTACTCGCCTCATCATAAAAATACTTCATATAGTTATTACTATCACCTACAGAAAAATCGCCATTTTGACCTAGGTAAATACCTCTAGTAGTATTATTGACATCAGTTTTTGAAACAGAATGAATAGCACTATTAGTGATCTTAAAGCCACCAATATTCGCTCCAAAAGCAACTAAGTCACTAACATTAACCTTTTCAGCAGTTATAGACTTGGCTGTTATGATACTACCATTAAGACTGTTATATTGAGTTTGTTTAGCTTCTACTTTTTCACCATTTACATTTAATTTATAATATAAACCATCTTGTCCTTGTACGACTAATTTATCGGCTTTAATAGTTCCACCTTCTATTATATCACCTTTGATGGTTACACCAACTAACTTTCCTGTTATATGACCATCTTGAACTACTAAGTCTTTAATTATACCAGAATCTGTGAATAACTTCTTGACAGCAGCAATATTAATATTAGCAAAATCTATATTAGCATATTTAGCATTAGCTGTTTGTGTGTCTAATTTTTTAGTCTCTATTTCACCAATCTTTGCAGTTTGTGATGCTAGTGTATTAGTTGTCAACTGTTTGAAATTACCATAATCAGTATTTAAGTTATGTATATTTGCATTTATTGAATTTAGATTTTCAGATGTGGTGTTCTTGAATGTTGCTAAGTTAGACTCAACTGAATTTACTTTTGCATTGTTAGCAGTAATATCTTTCTTAACCTGAATATTCTCAGCTTTGATAGTATCTATCTCAGCAGTTTTAGCTTTAATACTTTCAACAGTAGCATTAGTAGCTTTTAATTCATCTGTAAACAGTTTATTAATTCTACCTATTTCAGCTTCTAATTGTTGTACTGAAATCTTATTAGCAATTATAACTTGAAACTCTTGTATCTTATTACCTAGTTCCTTAGTATCATTACTACTTGCAGCTGGATCTGTTATATTACCGGTGACTGTTGCTTTATGATTATCGATTGTAACCATAACTCTATCATCCTGCTTAAGACTAACTGTTGTTTCAATAGGGGTTAATAATTCTGAACCGTCTAATTTAATATAATCTTTACCATCTCTTTTAACAACATTACCATAAGCAGTTGTTTTCTTTTCATCTTTTTTGTCATTCGTAGCTTTAACAAATTGATCAATTAGATCTTTTGATAGACTCATATATTATCTCCTCCCCATAGTTTAGCTGTAAATTTAGCTTTTTCATTGACTTCACAACCTGGTTTACAACTTATTGATTGACTTATAACCTTTGCTTTTATATCTTTCAGTCCAGCTCGGTTATAATTTATCATAACACAATCTCCAACTCTAACAGGACAGTAACCATGCTTATAAGCTATAATATATTCAATTGAAGAACGTTCCATTAATATCTTTTTTGCATATTCGTCTAGTTGTCTTTGTGTAGGTTCACCATGAAACTTTGGTTCTGTCTCTCTATAGATTATTTCTCTTCCTCTATTTTGAATAGACGTCAGACTGTTAGGATCCTCGTTTTTAATAGTTGAATGAATGGTCTTTTTGTCACGAGAATATACTATATCAACAACATTTGGTATACCATAAATATCGTGATTAAATGAAATATCAGGTAAAAGGATTGAACTATTGTCATCATTATAAGTCCATACTGGTTGCATTGTCTTTACATCTTGTTTCGGTGAAAATAATATTCGAGATTCATTATCTAAATAGAACTCATAATCAGCATTACGTAATAAATCAATTAAGAATCTTAAGACTGTATCTTCAATATTAGATACGAAGTTACTCTTTAAAGTAATATCACTTTTGTTAAATATAACTGGAGCACGTACATTATCTCTAGTGATTCTATATGCTCTATCTAAAATATTTTCATCTTTATCAATATTATAACCGATTGGCATCATTTTCTCTTTTAGTTCAATCAATGGAGTATAAGCCTGCATAGACACAGACTTATATTTTCCATTAAAATTAAATGACGGAGTTTGAGCTAGGAACGTACCTAAACAAAACTTATATGTTCTTTTATTTTGAATACATACTAAATATATTCTAATATAACATTCACCAATTACTTCTGTAGTATCAATTGAGGCTGAGCCTAATGTTTCGGCTGTATCATCATATTCAATTGTACTTGAAGTTATGTTGTCTAGACGTTTGTCATTTTCCCATGTACCAGGATCAACTATATAATATTCAAATGTCTGTTGCATATGTTCAGACCAATTAATCATATTATGCTCCTCCTTCAACTCTTGTTATTTCAAATGATACTGGTATAATTACTGACTGATAATCTTGATTGAATGATACAGATATATTTGCCCAGTAACCACTACCTGTCTCTTCTCTTACATATACTACACCGGTCCAAATAGACAGACGTCTTAAGGCATATAATAAGTTCTTATCTTCCTTGGGTATATCAACACTCCAACTAGCAGTCTTACCTAACTGTGTACCGTAATAAGCTACAGGATACTTACGTCCTATATATTTCACTAGTTCATTGTCCATAGAATTAGAATCACTTATTTTTATATTATAAGGTATATGTATCATTGATCCACTCCATGCTGGAGGTTCAATATTAGTTTCATTCTTACCATCAAATACTGACCATTCTTCATCCCATTGTATAACTACACCTAAACCTTTTACTTCAACTCCTGCTAAATCATTATAACTAATTGCTCCAGTATGTATGTCCTGAGCTACAATTCTATATCGTGCATAATCCAATGCTGGATGAGGGTCAGTTACTGTAGTTGAGTTGTTATTAGTTACTCCTGTAGCTATTTCAACAAAACTACCATCAAACTCTCTTCTGTATACAGATAGTGTAACATTTTCAGTTAGACTTCCATCAGTATTCATAGAATAAGGTATAATCGATGCAGTATATGTGTCTTTATCAATAGTTACACTAGCATCTATGTTATACTCTACGTCAGTCCAATCTGGTGTTATGATATGTTTTGATTCGGCTGTTAAACCTGTATTCATAGCAGCTATAACGGTTATAGTATAACTAATATTAGACTCTAGATCTAGGTCTTTAGCTGTTATTTCAAGTATTAAAGCTTGATTAGTTACATATAGTTTATCAAATACAGTATCACCTTTATTAATATTGACTGTTTGACCAAGTTCATTTACAGTAGTATATGACTCATTTGTCGCTATTTTGACTGAGTAACTTAATGGGTGTTGTGTACTTGGTGTTGTTAGCCCATAAATGTAGAATGGAAACTTATGTAAAGTATCAATCATCTCACCAGCACCTTCAGGTTTAGTAGTTACTGATAATTGTAGATTAGGTTTAGCATGTATCTTAACAATTCTTTGAACTGACCATTTACCAAATGTTTTAGTTATACCAGCAGTTCTAACTTGCCACTTAATCTCGGTTCCTTCAGGGAATCTAGTAGTCTCTACTTTGTATTCACTTGTCTTTTTCTTTAAGTCTGGATCAGTAGGTTTTTTAACTGTTGCATCTGGTTGTATTAATACGTCATTAGCATACATACGTACTTCAGCGAATGTCTCATCTGAATTGTCTTCTGAATTATGTACCCAATAGAAATATAGGTCTTCACCAACAATAGCTGTAGTATTAGAAGACCATGTCGTAGGAGCTTCTGGTGTTGTACCTAATACGCAAGATACAATATCTGACCAGTCTGATTTACCACTAGCATTAACTGCTCTAACTCTAAAATAGTATTCTTTACCAAGAGTTAAACCTGTTATCTCAAAACGATTATGTTGTATATCAGTTTTAGTTTGAGTCTGCTCTGTTTTATCAAAGTACTCTTTATTTGTAGCGTACTCTATTTCATATGTTTCTGAGTTAGGAACTTCTGTCCATTCAAGATATGCTGATATTTCAGTTGTTGAATATGTATTAGGTTTACATGTTGTTATCTTTTCTACCTTAGATGGTTTTGTTGAACTAGCACTTGATAAGTCTGACCATGCACTTACATCGTTATTCTTCTTAGCCCTAGCTCTAACCTTATAACTACCACCAGGAGGGACTGTTCCATTGTATTCTACATACTTAAGATTCTTGTTAACTTTCGCAGAGAATATACCAAGACTTGTATTGTTGTCTTTTATAATCTCAAATTCCATGTAGTCAGCATTTGTCTTTTTAAGATCAATGTTCTCCATAAAGATCTTTATCTTGAGATCCTTTATTTCTACGGATGGTGTATTAGGTGGATATGGTGGATTATTTGAAAAGTCATAATCCATAGGAGGAGACCAACAGTGGTCCCCCCAATATAGATGCTCATTATTTTGTCCATCTCGGTAAGTCTCTGATAAACCTAAGACTGTTACACGGACCTTTTCAGCTCTTTCTGGAGCAGAGTATTCACTTGTTCTATATTCCCATTCTGCTCTTTCTGTAGTACTTTCATTACCAATACTCCAATGTCCATCAGCGTAATATAACCAACGAACTTTGTAGTTTTTAACATGAGGTCTATCGAAATGATATGTACAAAACATTGCTCTACCAGTGACATCATCTGACTGTAAACCAAATGTGTCTATTTTAGGTAGACCATAGTATCCTTGTTGGTTATTATATCCACCTGACTTTTGTTCTGTTGAACTATTACTATCACTACCACCATTTCCATTAAGTTTTAATACTTGTCCAACATAAATACGATTTCTGTTACGAATACCGTTTAGTTTTACAAGGGTATTAATCTTAGCTTGTACTGTATTACCAGATATACTTGAAGATATATTCTTACCAACACCACCACTACAAATTCTAGTAAGGGTGTCTCCTCTTTTAACTTTATATGTAGCAACTGACATAGTTTATCTTCTCCTTTCTATTCTGGCAGCATTGACTAACTCACTAACTGCATTTTGTATATTGCTTCCATCATCATATGTAACACCATTAATATTATATACATTACCAGCATTTGAATTCATACTGTTACTTAATTTCTCTATAGCACTAACAATATTACTATCGCTATTTTGACGATTAGCTTTCATAGTAGTAATAGCATTTAGATTGTTAGCTACACCAATACTAGTTTTACCGAACATACCATTAATTGATGATGCTCCAGTTTTGATATTACTTAAATCTAATACTGGTCTGATAGTTAGTTCATCATCTATACCTTCAGATATGATACTAGCAACACCACTTATAGCACGTCTCAAACCTAACTTAGCCTGTTCTCCTGCTTCAGTTGATGAATCATATACTCTTCCACTTAGAGCATCGATACCATTAACAAATCCTAAATCAAAGAATTTACCTAACTTATAAGTTTCTCTAGATGGTGAATGTGAATCAATTGCGTGTTGAGCAGCTTCTAAAGCTTTTTTACCAACAGCAGCACCAGCTTCTGCAGCTAATGACATTTTTGAGTTTATACCATTTGAGAAGCCAATTACAAAGTTAGCACCAGTATCATATACTTCACTAGTGTTAACTGACTTGATAGCATTAATTGCTTCTGTCATAACAGCACTAGATACATGAATAATATCAGGACGTTTAGACTCAACTCCTCTAAGCATATTCATAACTAATTCTATCATGATATCTTGTGCTTGCTTTGAGAAGCTGCCACTGTTTAAAGAATCAATAAATGTTTTTATAGTATTAGTAGCAACATTTTTTATCGATTCACCTATACTATTTATTAAATCTGGATTGACCATTGCTAGTCCGTTTAATATTTCTAAGATCTTTACTATTTTATCTTTAGCATTAACTATATTGTTTGAATCTAATTCTGATATATTTTTTATGAATGTAGACATCTTCTTACCGAAAGGCACAATACGATCAGCTAGTTTATTTAAGTTATCTGCGAAATCACCAAAATTACCATTATTTAATGAAGTTATAGATTGAATTATACCTTTAAATACTTCAACTTTACCTTGGGTATCTCCATTGATAGTGTTGTTAGCTTGTAATTCAACTACAAAGTTTCTAACTCCTATTGCTACCTTTGACAATTTACCTGTAAAGTCAACAATATCACTGTCACCACCAAAGATTGATCCAAACCCACCACTTTTTGGCAATTCAGTTGAAACCTTACTGATCGTTTTTATTACTTCGCAAGCAGTGTTAACCATTGCTATATTATCATTACTTAGAGACTTACCATCTGCTAATTCATTAATAAATCCTTTTACAGATTTAGCTAAATTTGGCAACTTATCACCGAATGATCCAATGTCATTACTTCCTGCAAAGAATGCACCAAGACCACCGTTCTTTGGTAATTTATTAGCTGTTTCAGATATAACTTTCAATGCATCACAAGCAACTTGAACTACACTTAATTTTCCTTGATCGAAGTTACCAAGTTCCGATATGAATTCATTAATTGCTTTTGCTAATGGTTTAAGTGCGTTTCCAAAGCTTCCTAAGTCATTTTTACCATTGATGAACTGACTAATTGTATTCATTAGATTACCTTGAGTTATCGCTAGTATTGCTTCACTTAAAGATTTAATACCATTCATAACTTCTGGTTTAATTTGACTCATTAACATAATGAAAGGTGTTGTACCTATAGCAAACATTGATAGTTGTGTTCCTAGTTTAGCAAAAGAGTCACCACCACTAATAAATGAAGTAATACCATTTAATAAGTTAGCAGCCGTTAATATCAATATTGATTCTGCTAAAGTCTTTATACCATCTTTAGTTTTAACATCTATTAATTTCATAGTTGCTATAAAAGGCATTAATTGAATTGCAAATTCTGATAACTTTTTAGCTGTATGAGGTAATTCATCAGTTACAACATTTAAGAATCCAGCAACTAAACTACCTAACATCTTTCCTATTCCTTCAGCTAAAGCTATCAATATAGGCATACCTTTATCAATAAATTCTTTTATTTGTGGAACCTTATCTACTAAAGCACCTATCGCTATAACTAATACACCTATAACACCAATTACTGCAACTAGTGCTAGTATGGCTACACTTGCTAATACTGCTAATGGGGCTACTAATGCTAATTGAACTAAACATGTTGTAAGTACATTCATCATTGTAGTTAGTAGGTTTATATTTTCAGTAGCATTTGTTATGCCTTTCATTAGTGTTAATACTCCAACAAAAGCTAACAGTGGTAAAGCCATAGCTGTTAATGCTAGTATGCCAGCTATAATAGCTACTGCACCAATTCCAGTTGTTATTATACTACCTATTAATGCTAGAGGTATTAACAATAATGTACAAGCTATCGCCATTTTGAACAGTGCATTAAGAGTATTAGATGCTACATCTAAACCATTGGCTGCAGTTAATACACCAACAAAAGCTAACAGTGGTAAAGCCATAGCTGTTAATGCTAATATACCTACTATAATATCTTTAGTTGGCAATTTTGCAATATTAGCTAGTATAAATAATAATCCGGTCATAGAAGTTGCTAATAGTATTAAGCTAAGAGTATTTGTTATAGAATTATTAACATTACTCATTACAGCTAATACACCAGCTAACGCTAGTAAAGGTATAGTCATTAATAATAATGCTAAAACAGTCTGTTGAACCTTTTTAATATTAACTTTGATTTTTGATATAATAGCTAATAATCCTGCACATGTCAAAAGTAGTAATGACACAGATCCAGCTACTGCTATAGCTCCGGATGGATTAGTTATATTACTTAAACCAGCAACTATACCACCCATAGCAACAGCCATAAGAGTTATCATAAATAGTTTACTCATTGTACCTTTTTTAACATTTAAACCATTGACAGCTTTAATAACTGCTGCTAATGATCCAATCACTAAGGCTAATGCTACAGCTGCAGGTAACACTTTCTTTACGTCTAAGAATGATAACGCTAATAATGAAAGAGACATAATTGCTAATATTACAGCTAAGGTAGTTAGTGTCTTTGCTGCATGTTCACCTGGTTGGAAAGAACGAGCTGCAATTAATAATACAGTAATAAAGGCTGTTAAGAAACCAACTACAATTAAACCATTTTTTGCTTTCTCTGGATCCATTTGACCTAGTAAGAACACTATAACACCCATAACACCTATAGTAATAGCCACACCAATTAACGTTAAACCATGGAATGAACTTGATAATCTAGACACAACAATCAATGCAGCAACCATTAAAGTTAACTTAAATACAACTTCAAGACCTTTTTGCATTTCTTCTGGTTTTAAATTACCAGTCAACTTTACAACCATTGCTAGTGCACCAATAGCTAATGCTGCTATTAATATAGTTGCTGATACTTTCATCATAGTTGTTTCGCCAGCAATTTTACTTAACCCAATCATAGCAAGCATTAATATACTAAATACACCAATTACTAGAATACCGTTTAGAAAATCCTGTGGTTTTAGACTACCTGATATTTTCATAGCTATTACTAAAAGTAATAATGTAGCACCAACAGTTTTTAAGGTATCAGCCGATCTCATTAGACTATTGCCACTAAAGTTATTTATTACTGCAATGACTACTAAAAGACCTATCATACCAGCGATAGTACCAAACATATGTTGTATATCTTCGTCTCTTACTTTTTGCATCATGTTTAATGCTTTAGCAACAATTAGCATAGTAATACCTAGTTTCAAGAATAAGTTACCAATTGATTGTATTTGTATAGCATCCACACCTTTCATACTTTTAGCTAAGAATGCTGTTACTGCAATTAAACCAGCTAATGCTAATACACATACTATAAAACCACCAATAGCTGGACCCATTTGTTCAGGCTTAATAGTTGATATCTTCTTTAAAGCTGCCGCCATTATGAACATACCAAGAGATAAACTAATTATAATACCAAATATTTTACTCATATCTGGAAGTTTTAACTTCGATAATCTCTTAGACATAAGTGCTAAAACAGCAACAAACGCTGCTAGAACACCAATTAATACACCTAGAGCTATAGCTCCTTGTTGTAGTTCTTTCTCTGGTAATTTAGCTAAAATAAATAATGATACTGCTAATAATGCAATTGAAATACCAATACTTTTAATAATTGATGCAATACCTTGATATTTTAACGAATCAGCAAAGCTATCGGCAACATTTGATACACTATTTAATGCTCTAGCCAAACCATTCATTAAATTTGTTAAAGCCATTACTGGTTTAAGTACCATAGTAGCTAAATCAATCATCTTTTTCACAACAAATATAATTCCAGCACTTATACCAACTGCTATAATATTACCTAAATCTATATTCTTAAAGAAACCTTTAATAAACTCAACTACATTTGTTAAGACATCTTTAATACTCGTTTTTCCAGATAATATACCTCCAACTAAACCTGCTATAATAAATCCACCAATAGCGAACATAACTTTTGAAGGTGAATGTATACCTAAAGCATTCTTAACTGTATCAACTAATTTTAAAGCTACTTCTTTTATAGCATTCCAAACTTTTGGACCATTTTCTCTTATACCATTTATTAAACCACCAAATATATATTCAGCTATATTCTTTGATCCTTTTAAACCTTCAAACCATGCTTCTATAGCATTACCAGCATTAGAAAAGGCATTTCTAATCATATTAACGACTGACATGATTTGTTCATTACTTTTAATCCATTCTTTAGTTGCTTGATAAGCTTTAATAATATGTTCAGTTAACCATTTTACACCTTTAATAATAAAGTTGTTCTGCGTTAACCACCTATCAAAACGATATATCATATTACCAACTAGTGAAGTAAAGTCTAATATGTTCATGTTAAATGCACCAAGTACACCTTTTATAACATTAAGAACTAGCTTAAAGCCTCCACCTATAACAGATGTGAATATATGTATTATTGAAAATAGACCTCTAAATGTATCAGTAACTTTATTCATTTCTTTACTATTTTCAGTAAATTTTCTAATAGATGCAGTAAAAGCATTTAATTTATCAATAAATAAATAAAGTTCTACACCAGTTATACCAACAAATACATCGTTCCATCCTTTTTTTATAGCATTGAATACATGAGTTATTGAATCACCTATATTTTGAAAGACACCAATGATTTTACCATCTTTAGTACCATATAATAAATCTCTACCACTGGCTTTATCCATTTTGTTAACTAGATCTTCAATTGATATGCCATACTTTTTAGCACCTTTTTCTAATTGACGATATGTATATATTTCATCTTCATTTAAACCTGCTTGTTTTAGTTTCTCATCTGTAAGATTCTCTAAAATATGTTTTTCAGCTTCCAATTGTTCTGCTGTCTTTTGTGTAGCTATACCAAATTTCTTTTCAGCTTCAGTTACATGATCTTCAGTTATCTTACCAATAGCCTTCCAACCTTTTCCATATTTATCCATTTTAGCTGTTAAGTTGACAAGACTTTGTGTAACTTCATAGTTGTAACCAGTAGCTTCAACTAATGCTTTTCTGTATGGTTGATTTTTAAAATCTCCCTTCCAGATTTTTTTAACCATTTCCTGATATTCGCCAAGACTCTTTGTAAGCGGTTTGATCTTGTCTGTAACATTCTTTATTTGGTCAAGCATTTTCTTTACAGGATTATTTAAGGCTATATCAAGTATAGTGTTTCTCCATCTTGCTACTCCACCTATGATTTTACCAATAAAATTAGAAAGACCTGTCCATACTCTTTTAGCATCGTCTAAACCACCAAACAAAAGTTGCCATGTATCTTTCCAACCAGTACCAGCTTGAGCACTTAATGATTCAACCATCATACCAAAAGTCTTAACCTCTTGAGCTGCAGCCCATGCTTTTTTACCTATCTCAGTTTGAGTACTACCATATTCCTTAAAAACATCCATCATAACTTTTGTTGTAGCCCATTGGTCTTTTAAACCATCTGTAAATAATGTTTGTAATGAGTATGTTTTTTTACCTGTACTATAAACATTATCTCCTACTTTTTTAAGTTTACCAGCTGCAATAGCAGCATCTGCTATTCTTTTCTTAAGATCATCAGTTACAATGTTAGCCAAATTTAATGATCTATAATCAATAGTTGTAAGATAACCAGTTGCCATTGATTGTGCTAAATTATAATAGGCTGTCGATGCTTGAGCAGCACCTTGACCTGCATAGGCTGTAGCATTAGCTATACCTATCATCGCTGTTTTGGCTGTATCTAAATCTATACCAGCATTTGTAAATTTATATATGTTTTCAAACATATCTTTTGTAGAGTATACTGTCTTATCAGCATAGTCATCCAAATCTTTTAATTTACCTTCAATCTCTTTTATCGATTTACCAGTACTATTTACTAATGTTTGAACAGTATTCATTGTCATAGAATATTCATCAAAACCATCCATGGCTGCTTTTATACCAGACATAGATGCGACTATATTCTTACCTGCAGATGCCGCAGCACTACCAATTCTTAATAATGCACCAACACCAATAGTCTCAAGAGCACTAAATTTAGAATGGATTGTAGTTACTGCTGTTACTATACCATTCAGGTTAACCTTTTTGGCAGCGTTATTAATTCCATCCAAAGCTTTAGAAGCACCAGGAAAATTTAATTTAGCTTTTAATTTGTCAAGAGTTGATAAAGTTGTGCCTACATTTGCTTCAAAGTTTTTATTATCAAAACGCATCTCGACAACTTTTTCATCTATTGTTTTACTCATTTCTTTGTAACCTCCTCCCATGCTTCGTTAGCTAATTGCTCAAATATTGGTTTTAGAGCAGGATTGATATAATCAATACCTTCTACCCAACCACCATTTCTGGTAGCATGACCCATTTGAAGAATTATGGCTATCGGAACACCTTTATTAATATTTGTATTATTGAAATTTATAGATACTGAACCATTCTCTCTTTTTATTTCATAATACCATGAACTAGCTGTTTTACCAGTTTCTTTTGGGGTAGCAGAAGAAAGGGCAGCTACTCCATCACGTCCATATTTGTCTAAATTACCTATCTTAATAGATTCTTTTATCTTTTCAAGATAAGTATTTAATTTGCTAAAATTGCCCTTTTCTTTAAAAGTTATCATTTGTCATTACTCCCATTACCCTTTTGTATGTAGTTTATTTCTTCTTGCAGCATTTAATGCTGAATTTCGATTTAATATTTCGTTTTTACTCATTTTCTTTGGAGGTTGATTTTCTATATTACAAACTCTGATTAATGTTAATAATCTATTTAGATGCCATTTTTGACATTCCATTGGTATATTTAATGCAAACATCCAACAGTATAATAATTCAGAAGTTATAGTACGTTTACTCATATTTGATGAACCTGGTGGCTCATAAAAAGTAGTAGCAGTCATTGATTTTTCGATGTATTTATTTATAACATCGATATCTGTATTAGTTAAACCATTATATACCATTGGATTGACATTTTGAGTGATTGTCATGCATTTTATATAATCTAAAGTCTCTGGTAATGTTTTAGATTCTTTAGTTAGAAATGGTTTATTCCAATTTGATTCCCATTTTGATAGTGATACTAATGAATGCTCTAATTGTAGTTTACATCCTTTAATTGTAATAAACTCCTGATTTTTATCATCAAATAATTCTGTATCTTTTATATCTATTATTAACATATTAAATCCTCAATTATTTATTATTTTGTGCATCTAATAATTCTGCTACTCCAGCAGGCATGTCTTTTGTATCAATATTGTCCATATCAACATCAGCTGGAACAATTCCTTTTATGAATTTAGCAGCTTCATCAGAATTAGTAGCCAATTCCATAAATAAAACTGAGTATGCTTCTGTTTGAGAGAATTCTGTTGATAGTGGATTACCATTAGCGTCAACTTTTATAAATCTTTTACCGTCAGCACTTTTCTCACCATATGCTTTTAATATTATTCTTTTAAATATTTGCACGATCTTAGGTGTATCTTTTGTTTTAACAATATTCTTAATCATCTCGGCTAATCCACCAACTGTTTCTAATTCCATTTCCATAAGTTCTGCCTTAGATAAATTAAATAAGAATGGTTCCTCTCTTTCAACTCCATTATAATCAGTATACTTAATATTTTTTACTAACATATCATTTTTCTCCTTTCATATATAAAAAAGTAAAGAGGCATCATAAAGACACCTCTTCAAAATTTATTGATTAAGCTTCTTTTAATATAGCTATAATTTCTGCTGGTGTAAGTAATGTTGGATTTGCAGTTGGTGTATCTGTTCCATACAATTTATCTTCGATCTTTTTCATCTTTGCTGCTGCAACTTTTGTTGAATCAATTTCAATAGAAGCTGTTGGTTTGAAGCCTGGGACTTCAATTGGTGTTGTTGATAATTCCCAAGAAAATGTGATTGCTTCTGGGCTATCATTTACTGTAGCATAAGCTCTTTCTGATGGAGCAGCTTTAGCGCCATATATAATGTGAATTTTATATCCTGCTTCTGGATCATCAGCATTACCAACTTTTGTTTGATATGATAATCCAAAAGTCTTACGTTTCTGTTGTCCTATTTTAACACCTGAATTGGCTGTACCGATGACAGCTTCACCATTACATTCAGCAAATTCATCTGGATATGTATAAGCTTCAACTGTAGCACCAAATTCTTCTGCTGATAATAAATTTAAGTATTTAATATTATCTGCATATAAAGGTGTTGCTTCAGCACCTGATGGTGATTCTGTAACCCCTGTTAAACCATTCCATGCTACACCATTATCATATCTTTTTGTAGCTGTGTTAAATGGATATAAAACACCCTTATTAACACCTGTTTCAAATAATCTTTCTTCTGTTTTATCCCATACTAATTTAGGCATATTTTTATCCTCCTTAATATATTATCTTAATAACATCATGATATAAACCATCCACTATATAATGTTGCTCAAAACTAGAATATTCTAGCTCAAGTAACTTCTCTATAACTGGATTATCTGGTCGTCTATCTATGACTGTTATCTTATATTCTTTTCTTAATGTATATTTTATATTATCTGCATGTTTATAATTGTAATCGTTTGATGAGTATCTAATAGCTGGATACTCCATTTTTAAATTTTCGGGAGGCTGATAATAAACTCGTTTAGAGCCAAATTTTTCTTCTAATAATGTTTGAAGATTAAGACGAGTCCTAGTTTGATTCATTATACCTACCTCCCAAAGTTAATATTAATCTAGGATATTGAACTTCAGCATTAGTGACTTTCCATTTGAAACCTAGATATTTAATGTATTGTATATATTGAAAATTTTCACTAGCAAATGGATCCATAATAATACTTACATTATTATTAATTTGTATATCATTATTAATTTGACTGCTCATTTGATATTTAACAAAATTTCTAGTAATATCACCATAATATTTCTTTTCAATATTTTTGTTTTCCCATAAACCGGGTTCAGTCTCAACAGTTGTAAAAAACCCAACGATACCACAAAATTTAGACATAACTAATTACTCACTTTCTATATAATACTATCCACCAACTACTACAGTAGCTGGTTTCTTTAAAGCTATTGCTGAATAAGGTTTTGTTAATGCACCTGACATTCTTGTTTCCATTAAGTATTTCATTTGGTTGTAGTCAATATCAAAATCATCAAATGTATTGATTGATCCACCTTTATCAGCACCTGCTGTATAATCGTTCATGTTAACAATTACAGCTACAGTATCTTTATATGCTTCTTTTTCCATTTCAGGAATTGTAACTATTTCTTTTACTCTCAAAGCTAAAGCTAAATCAGCAACTGAATTGTAGATTCTTCTTCCATTTTGATCTTCGATTAATAACATTTCTGTTAAGTAATTATCAGTTGTATACATTGATGGAGATCCAGAACCTTGGTAAGTTTTTCTAGCTTTTAATGCAGCTCTGATAATACCTTTGAAGAAGCTATCATTTGCTGATGTGCTAGAACCAGAAACTTTATAATCTTTTCCTTCTTTAACTTCATATTGAATTGTATACATATCGCTGTCTTTTAATACTGGTATGATGTTTTGCTCATTGATTTTATCATTGCTTGAAATATCTCTACCATCACCTAATAACATAGCTGTTGCTAATTCTTTATCAAGTTGTTTTCTCATTTCTCTCTTTTGCCATTCAACAACATCAAAATCTGTGATATCCAATACATCATCTCTATCTATTTCATTTTTGATATATACTGTTGTAGGTGTTGTAATTCTGTTCAATGCTGCTAATGCAATATTTGTTTTTTGATTTCCTTTGATGTAACCTTTAGCTCTAGCTTGATCTTCAGTCATTTTACCATAAGTTGTTTTTACTCTTGAGAATGGTGAGTGTTTTACATCGTTCATGATTTTATCAACCCATGTTCTGTCTCTTTCAATCATTATAGGTTCTTTGTTTAATGCTGTAGCATCTGGGAATAGTTTATTGATATCTGTTATATTATTAATAGCAGCATGCTCAATTAAACTATCTCTTAATGAACCGTATCTTTTAGCATCAGCCAATGCATCGGCCAATATTTCAGAATGTGCTAATACTTCATTATTTGTTTGGTTTTCAAATACATTATGTTTCATTTTTTCTTCTCCTTCGTCGTCTTCTTCGTCTTCAACGTTGTCACTATTTTCTTGGATTACTTGTCCAAGCATAGCATATACAACATCTTTTTGTTCATCAGTTAAAGTGTCAAATATATCACCAATTGTACGATTATCTTCTTTTTTAACTTCTGTTTTTTCTGTAGGTGTGTCCATTTTTTCTCCTTCCTTTTCTGCTGTTTCTGCTGTTTTAGCTTCTTTTTTTTCTTCATCTTTAGTGTCACTGTGCTCTATAACTTCAATATGTTCATCTGTATATATAACACCTTCTTCCTCTGAATTATCAGCATCATCACTATGAGATATAATTGTATCAATAAATGCTCCTGGGTTAGCTCCGGCTAATACTAAACTAACCTCTCTTATACAACCATGTGTAACATTGTTTTGTTGTGTGTTTAATTTATTAGCATAGATTGATAATTTGTCTATATCACCATTATTAACTAGAGATCTAGCAGTTTGTCCAGCTTCTGTATTATTAAATTTACAGTACGCATAAACTCCTTCATTTCTATTTTCTAATAATGCATGTCCAAGTACTTCACTTGGGTCATTATGCTGATGATTCCAAACTAATGGTACTTTTTGACCATCGTTTTGTTTAAAGGCATCTTTTAATATAGTTCTACCATCTGAACATAATATGTTGTTTTTAGTAGCCCAACCACTAAAGTCATAACTATTTTTATTCTTCATAATATTCTGGTTCTCCTTCTCGATATTGACTATTCTCTTCATATTCCTCTGGAGAGTGATTTAAATTACTATTAATTAATTGATCAGCTTTAGGATCTGAAGATGGTTTTCTTCCAACTATCTGTCTAAATTCATTTGATGTCATAATTTCATTTCTTGTAAACTTATCTGCTAATTCTGCAAGCTTTTCAGATGGTATTAATTTAAATGGATCTCTAAAGAACAATATAGTCTGTTTTTGTGTTCTGGCTGTTTTTGTAAGGAATTTCCTTTTCATTTCATCAGTTATAGCTGATATGATTGGTTCTATAGTTCTAGAGTAGTAATTTAACATTGTTTGTTCGTCTGCCGTTCCATCTAAAACTGTTTGCGTTATTCCTAACTGGCTATATAGCATGCTCGTTAAATATTCAATTTGTTTTAGTAAGTTATTTTCAACAGAACGATTCAACTGTGTTATCTTTTCTGTACCATCAGTATAGGCAACACCATACTTACTACTTTGTAGTTGTTCCTCTATATCTTTTCTTCTTCTTTCAGCCTGTTCACGTCTAATTTCAGTTTTTACTGTATATGGTAATTGTATTATTAAATCTAGTTTACCAGAACCAGACTGTTCATCTATAGCATCAAGTAAATTCAATTTTCTAATTAAACGTTGTAATGTAGAATTAGGTTCATTCATTATTGAATAAAGTGGATTTTCAATTATTGATACTATACGTTTTGGTAATACTATCTCTTCTTTTATACCTTTTTGTTCATTATATACTTCTAACTTAACTGAATCTGGGTACCATGTTATTATATGTCCAACTCTCATTGATGTTATATCATATGAATCAGTCTTCATGGGATCTCTAACTGTATCAACTGGCACAATTGCAATACAACCTTCATCAAATAATGACATAACTACATCCTGAATAAAGGATCTAGATGTCTGATCAAGATTTGCTTCTAGATTTAAACAAGAGTCCAAACTAGAATTTTTATATTCCATAAAACGATCTTCATCATCTAGTATACAATGTCTTATTGAAATTGATGCTACATCAAGTGATATTCTATTATATATAGAAGTGACAATAGAACGTTCATTACCTCTTGTTAATCTGATCCTATCTGGTTTATAATAGGTCCCACCATAATTAGACACATAGTTTGGAGATTTATTTTGGAAAGCATTCCATGCATTTTTTAATCTGGAAGCTAAATTAAAATCCATGTTTATTACTCCTTTCTAAGTGTTATTTTTTTATATGACCTTCAGAACGTGCTCTTAGTTTACCATTTCTATTTTCTGAAGATTTAGATAATAAAGCTGTTAATGGGTATCCAAGAGTAGATGCAATATAGTTTGAACCTAGGGCACTTACAATTCTACCATGTCCAGAAGCTCTAAAACGATTATAATTACCTGCACCTAACGGTCCAAATAATATTGTTTTAGCCAAGCTTTTACCTGTACTAGCTGTTTTAGCATAGTCTTGTCTGTTTTTGTCTCTACCCTTATACATTTCTAACTTCATTCTAGCTTTATCTAGTTTATTTTGTGTGCTAAACGACGGTCTTCTATCTTTATTATCAATTCTTTTTTGTAGTCTATTTACTCTATTTTCATATTTTTTTTGAGCATGAGATTTGTATTGATAATCAATACCTTTATTGTAAGCACGTCTCATACCCCATTTCATACCAAGAACACCATAATGATATAGTTCATCACTATTTTTATATTTCCACATTTTAATGTCTCCTATTATCTATTTTTTTTTTTGGTTTGAAAGATGGGATTAAATTACCATTATTATTTGTAACGACCATTATATGTTTTTTTTCAAATTTTTTTTTATATAGAGCAAAGCCTTTTTTATATTCATCTTCGTTTATATCATTCAATTTTCCATCAAATATTTTTTGGATCATGACTTTTGCATAATTGTCTCTAATTATTTTTCTTGATCTAGCAACTATTAAAATATTATCATGAAGTGCACGTGCATGGTCATAAAATGCATTAGTATTATATCCATATTTTTGTTGTGCTTCTATTAGCATATTTCTTGTTGCTTCTGCTATATTCTTTTTATCTTTACGATGATATCTATTAGTGTATTTATTTATTTTATTAATGTTTCTAGTTTTATTTCGTTCGTAATTATTTCTTACACCCCATTTCATACCTAAAATTCCATGATGGTATAGTTCATTACTATTTCTATATTCCCACATACTCTCTCTCACCTCCTATTATTCGAATGCCTCTCTATTTAGTTTATAAGCAACATATGCATCCATTAACGCTGCTACAGCATCAATCTTCTGTTCATATCTTTTTTTGTATAATTTTCTATTACCATTAGTGTCCTCTAATGTTATACAATTACCCATTGTGAAACACATAAGCTCTTGATCGAATAATAAAAGACGATCTTCAGCTAGTTTTTTGATTTCACCAAGAGGTACTGATTCTGTCTTAACTCCTTGAATAACTTTTTCAATTCCAAAAGGACCATTCTCTCTTTCCCATCTTTCAATGAAATCTTTTGCATTATAAGGGTCAAAACCAACACAACGAACATCATATTTACATTCATTTATATAGTTGTCGAGATCTTCATATACTTGCATCATATCGAGAACAGTACCATTCATAATTATTAATGAACCTTCTTTTATAAATTGTTCATACTTAATTCTCATAGCCTGTGATAATTTCATTAGTGTATGTTCTGTTATATAGTTTCTAGTCTTTATACCAAAACTACCTCTGGACAATGGAAATAAAAATGTAAATGCACAAAAGTCATCTCCTTGTGAAAGGTCAATTCCTAATGAACATGGAGTTTCCCAATAATCACGAGTACGATGTGGTAGTGTTTCTTCATATGTAAAGAAGTAAGTATAACCTTCCATTGGTATACCAAATCTTTTAGCTAATATATCATTTCTAGTAGATGGAACTTTTTCTGCTCTCTCTACATCCAATTGATATGTCTCATAACTAACTGTTTTTCCAATATTAGGATTTGCCTTAACCCAGCAATCTGGTCTATTTACTTCATCAATACTGTCTAGAGCATACCACCATATAGATACATGTGGATTGTTATATTCACCTTTAAGAATATCCTTTAATTCCATTTTTATACTATCCCCAGGTCCGTTTCTGACAGTACCTTCTGAACTAACAGCTACAATCAAGTAATCGTCATTCTTTGAAGCACCCTGCTCCAAAGCACCAATTACATCTTCTCTTATATCGCCAGATAACCATTCGTCTACAGTATTTATTCTACTGTTTAATCCTTGTAATTTATCTATTGTCATAGGACGAATTTCACATAAAGAACCAGTTAAAAAGTTTTCAATACCTTTCTTTGTAGGTACTAGTTTTGCTCTATTAGCTATAGAACCTTTTGTATTATTTTTTGATCCATCAGTTAAGAACTTAAATAATGGTCCTCTAGCTCTAATTATAGATGTTCTCATTGGAGCGATTGCTTCATCAGCTTGTTTCATGGTAGGGGCAGTATGCACCTGTCTAGTTGTAGATGTATCTATGTTTAAAAAATAATTATGTATATATGATTCATATTGAGATTTAGCAGCACCTCTGGCTATGATCAAATACTGTTTATTTATAAGACGCTTTTTAATACGTCTATTTTCATAATGGCCTCCATGACCATCTTTTGATGGAATATATATACTTCTATCAACATAATAATACCAACCAAATATTTGTTCAGCCCATAATTTAAATGAGTCTAATAATTTAAGATCACTACCATCAGTTAACGTTAATTCATTTTCACAAAAAGAAATAAATCCTTCAACTGCTTCATCATCATACCATATACCTCTATTTTCAATTAATGCATCGATTCTGTTCATCTCCATTGAGATGTTTTCATTAACAGCTATTTCACCTCTTAAAACTGAATCTCTAAACATCCCATAATATTTTGGAACTGCTGTGTTTGATAAACTCAAATTATTTAACCTTCTTTAATGATTTATTAACTTCATTAACTGTCTTAGATGCATTTTTAATTGTTCGTTTTGCACCAGGGTTTTTATACAATGATTCAAGATACATACTACCTTTCTTTTTTAAGAAATTAGTAAATATTTCTCTACCAGCATCTTTTAAACCTGGTTGTATTACTGAAGACCATGTTGTTTTCATAAATCTTGATAGCATAGATTTCTTCTGTTTTGGTATTCTAGATGCCATCATATTATTATACGTGTCTTCTAGCCTCATACGATCTACTTTTTGTTGTAGTTCACTATTAGTCATTTCACTAATAGTTTTTGGTTGTGTATTTTGAGGTCTACTTATGGTATTATTTTTTATAATTAATTTCTTACCAGTAACTTTGCTATACTTGTCTAATAAACGAGATACTTTTCTTTTTCCAGCATTAGTAAGAGTTCCATCTGGATTTTGATAACGTCTTACACCCCATTTCATACCTAAAATTCCATGATGGTATAATTCGTTGTTAGTATAATTATACTGCCACATAGTTATACCTCCTTTAGTTTTGTTTCTGATTTAATATTTAAACGCCATTCTATTTCTTTTATATTTTCTTTAAAAGATTCGACAACTGATGAATTTATTGGTGGATCAAATAATAATCTAACTTTCAAATATACATAAGTTTTTACTGGGCTGACTTTATCTATTTCACAAAAGTCTGACCATATTTGTTTGTCATCTTGAATTGTATAATTATTCTTACCAACCCCTATCTGATTAAGTTGCATTAATACACTGTTTATATGTATTATAATATCAACATCAAAATCAGTACATTCAGTATCTATCCCTAAAAGTTTTTTAATAGATTCTAGAATACTTTCTTTTTCCATTCTATTCTCCAACATTAAACATATTAATAAAAGATCTCATACAGTATCCTTCTATGCCATCATCTGTTTTTACTTTATAAAAATCTTCTGTTGAGTCTTCAAGTGATATTTTAACAGTACTACCTTCATCGATTAGAGCTATCTCTTCTTGATCAGTATTTGATGTTGGTCTAACTCTTAGTTTTTCACAACCTATTACAGTACCAATTTCGTTGAAGTTATCAACTGAGTCATTTTCATTATTGTCAATATCGTCAACATATGTTGTAATATCTACATTTTCGTTTAAATCTAAATCTTCTTTTTTTTCGTTTTTCTTTGACATATTATTATAGTTTGTCATTTGATTCTCCTTTCAATGTTTCCAAGGACATGTATCATTTTTTGTTCTTATCACAGGTTCTTTTTGTGCCCTTTCCAAATTACCATAGTGTATAGCTTGATGAGTATTATATGAGACACATACCAAATATTCTGGGGACAGTAAATACTTGGTTTTGTTTACTATATCTTCCTTTGTTATAGGATTCATATGATGAATATATATTCTATCGAAAATAGGATAATCTTCAATACCTAAGTCGCATCCAAGATCACGAGATATTACATAATTTCTTATATCTTGCCATTCTTTAGATTTGTAAAATATTTGATTTAAATATCTATCAAACCCAAAAGTATCCTGTGCTACTATTCCATCCAAACGAAGATATTCTAAACGCTCTTCAAAAGTTTTTAATGTTTTTAATTCAGAATAAGTTCTAATTATCTTGCTGTTCATCGTCATCTTCACTTTCATCACCACCATGTCCACCATAGCGTCGCATTGCAGCAATAGCATTTTGATATAGTTCTTCTATTCTCTTTGCTGATTGTAGTGCCTCAGTCTTTGCAGTAATTAATTCTTTTTGTTTCTCTAAAATTTCTTTTTCAATACGCTCTTTAGTTGAGCCTAGTTTTAAATAATGAGTTATTACTTGAGACGAAGCTGTTCCTTCTTTCAGCTGCTGTTCTGCTAATTCTGTGGCTAAGTATATTAACTGATTTTCCCTAGCCTCTGGACTAAGTGCTGGTCTTATACTACTTCTATTACCTGTGCTACTAGATTTCTTTTCTTTTGCCACAGTTTCTACTCCTTTCTTTAAAGTGCTCTCACACTTTTTCAACACTTTCGAACACCCTTTAAAGTGACTTACAGAGCATCTGCAATCTTTTCTTATTAAGAAAGGAGAAACTTAATCTAATAAGGTCTAATTTATTATATTTAGAAAGGGGATGTATCTATAATACTTTTGTAAAGTGGGTGATAATTTCAATGATTTTTAGTGTAATGTCTATATTATCGTTTGGAGTAGGGTTTTCTTTTGTAAAAATCTCTATAAGCCACTTTAAAAGGTGTTCATTTGTAGTTCTGTAAAATATAAAACCAGAACTGCTCTCCAAAAATATACCTCTGGAGATTTTTTTAGGAGGCCGGCGATGACCAAGGGGGTATGTGGTTGAGACACCCCCCTCTAGTCTATTTCTCGACCTTAATGTATATATTTAATGGATCAAACTCAATGATTCGATCAATTGCTTCTTCAATCGCTTCTTCTTCCTCTTGATCAGTCATTAAATCATTTGTTTTTGCAAATCTTGCTAATAATTGACAAGTATAATAACCTTTTTCAACATCATAGTCAAACCAGTTATAGAAATCGTCAAAAGGATCAAAAGGATTATCAATTGTTGTGATGTTTACTCTTCTTTTAGTCATAATTATTTAGATTCTCCTTTCAAATACTTAGTGATAGTAGAAACAGAATAGCCAGTTTTAGCTGCGATCTGTTGTAAAGTAAAGTTTGAATTAGCTAAAGCTTTAATCATTGCAACTTGAGAAGTTGTTGGACTTTTTGTTACTTTTGGCATTGACATTTGTCTTAGAATGTCTGGATTTGAGTTGTCTAGAATAGCTTTTAACTTAGTTTCTGATATTGCACCAGATTGAATAGCTTGCCATTCCATTGGTGTAATGTCAATTGAACGATCACTTCTTTTGATAGATCCAACTTGTTCTCTGTATTTAGTTATTGCTCTTTGTGAAACCTTTCTTAAATCTTCACCTTTAAGATCAGGATTAGCATCTTGTTTTCTTTTGATTTCAGATGCTGCTAATCTTGTTGCTAATCTTTCTTTGGCTGTGTTCTTGTATGCTTCATTTAGCTTAGCTTCCAATGATGACACTTCTTTAGCATAGATCTTAGCTGCATTTCTATCATACTTAAGATTCTCAGTCTTAATTATTTCCATACGTGCATTATTAGCTAGGGCCTTCATACTGTTAGCATAACTAGCATATATTTGTTCCATTGGGTGCTTCCTTACCGACATAAGGGTACGGGCGTCTGTTGTTTCATTCATCTCCGTACTCTTCTGGGTACGCATCTTAGTGTTATATATTATACTTTCATCTTTGTTAGTGAAGTAAACTTCATTTGTTTTAGGGTCCTTTCGCATAATAGGATTGTACTTCTCTCGAGCCCCCCTATCTGATACATCATAAGTTATTTTCTTTTTATCTTTTGTAATAAGGGTCCTTGTATTATTTTTCTTATCATATGTACCATCAACAAAATATAGATCATTATCATATGCATTGAAATATATCTTTGTTCCTTCTGGTTTACTAGGATCATACCAAGGTTTATCTTTTCTATTTACTCTAGCTTCACCTCTTCTTTTAGGTACATCAGTTTCTCTTTTGGCTCTAGATATTATTGTAGATGCTCCACCATATCCTATAATATTTCCATCTTTATCTACTTTAACTTGGTAATTCTTTTTTAATTGTGCTATCCTATTATCACGATATGACTGTTGATAGTCTAGTTTATGTTTTTCAGCATCTATAACAACCATAGAATGTCTTACAGCTCTTTCCAATTCATCATCTTTTGCACCAAATAAAGTCATGTCTGAAATAAGATTAGATATCTTTCCCATCTCCAAATTAGTTCTAGTCATTGGTTTAAATTCTTTACCATATCTAAAATAATGAGTAACGCCATCTTTATCAATTTTTGGATCTTCATCATATTGATATGATTTAGAATCAAAGTTCTTTAATCCGGGTAAAGGATCACTATTGTTTATTTTTACTCTACCAAATTTATCATGTGTTGGTATAGTCATAACTGTATCACCATCAAAGTCAGCACCTGATAAACGATCTGCAACTTTCTTACTTATACCAATTGCATCTATAGCATCTGTTGGTAATATCTTTCTAGCTAAAGGATTCTTATTATCCACAGTCAAAATAGGTATTTCAAATATTCCACCATGAGGATATCTTACTAATGCTAATTTAGTTCCATTCTCATATCTTGGTGCATATACCTTATTTTCTCCCATAGCATTAATAGGAATAATAACATGGTATTTTTGTCCTGGTAAAGCAGCAGCCTTTAAATCATTAGCTGCACCATCGCATTTATCTGCAAATTTACTTAAATAATATTTCTTTACTGTTGGGTTATTTAACGAAGATATTTCTGCAAGTTCATCTTGTTTAAAAGCTTTTGCTAATTGTAATTGTTTCTCTGCCATTTCTTTAGATTGTTTAGATAAGAATTGTGATGGTAAGCCATCTTTCCATTCTGACCAATCACCTTCACTTGCTCTTTTATTAATCAAACCAAGCTTCTTTTTTCCATCTTTATCTGTATACCAATATTGTCCACCTAATTCAACATCTTTTATAGATGAACCAAATGGATTATCTGGATCTTTTTTGATTGGTTTTAATACATCTAATTTTCCAGGGTTCTTTTCCTTAGTCTTATTAGTATTAAATACAACATCATATCCTTTTGGTATATCATCTGAATAAACAGCCATACCTTTAATATAGTGAGTACCATCAACTAATACTCTTATTTGAGCATATCTATCACCTTTAAGATCTAAGTCTTTACAACCTCTTCTTATTTCTATTAATCCATCTTTATCATCACCAGTAAAACCATCAGGTCCTTTGTCATTTTTATAACGAACTAACATTCTCTTAGAATCCATACTTTCTGGATATGTAAATTTCTTTTCAAATGTTTGTCCACCATCTTTAGATATATAATCCTTGATAGATTGTATCTTTTCATAGTCATATATTTCTTTTGGTGTTTTACCATCTTTACCTTGAATTTCTGGTGATACTAAAACTCTAAGTAATGTCTTTTGTGATGGATTTGTTGGTTGAGCAACATTTGCTTTATATACTTTATAACCTTGTTTATCTAGTATATACAAAGCAGTATTAAGCTTTTCTCTTGAAACTCCATCTAATACATCTAGTTCTGAGTTTTTACCAACATCAATCATTTTCTTCTTATCTACTTGTTCTTTTAAGAATTTAGCTGCATTCTGAGCTTGATATATCTTAGAATTTTCATCTACTTTAAGTAAATCTCTTAATGTGGAATCACTTAAATTCATCCTTCTAGCAACTTCAGCTGCACTGTGTTCTTGTCTAAGATTTTTAGCTCTTGTAACTAAATCTTGATGTATAGCATTTAATGCTAATGTTTTAACAGTTCTATATTCACTGCTATTAATTTTAAATTCTTTTTCAATATTAGCAGGAGTTTCTTTCCAACCGTTTACTTCTTAATTGTTGTATACGATCTAAAAAAGAATTAGGAGTACCTAAAACTTCATCTTCACCTGTACCCCAAGGCCATCTGCCAGAGTGAGGAATCATGCCAACGTGAGGTGTACCATAATGTTCTATGAAATCTTCCATACTCATTTTACTAGAGCCGAAATATGTTTTCATTTCATCAATTAATTGGTTACTCATATTATTCACTCCTTTCCAACTTTTCTAATATTTTATTAACATGAACAATTTTATTCATTACATTATTTATTTCTTGTGGTTCTGGTTCATGAACTAATACTTCATCATTCTGATATATTCTTAATTCTATTTTTATATCAATTGGCTTAACTTTGTATTCTAAACAAAATAATGCTGCATATATTTCTAATTGTTCTATATGTACTGGTCTCTTACCAGTTTTAAGATCATGTATTCTTAATATATTATCTCTAAAAGAAATAGCATCAGCTGTTCCAAAGAATCGATCCGAATAATATAGAACTACTTCAGTGCTCATATTAAACCCTATTGCATCATTCACATAAGAATAGATAGTCTTTTTAGAGCGTGACTGTTTTATACCTAAATCAATTGTTTGTTTGGCCCATTCATGTAGTCTTGTTCCTATTTCAGCAGCTTTTAAGTTTTGATATACTTCCACTATTTTATCATCACTATATCTTAACCAAGATGACTTACTTGCTCCAAATGGTGCATGTAGACCTTCTTGATTAATATGTCTATTAAATAACATAATAACCTCCTAATTAAAAAATTTTTCTAATTTATCTAAAACTTCATCTTTGTTCTCTGGATAAATGAAACTAGAAAATGACATACGATTCATCTTATCAACATAATAATCTTGATTAGGTTGATGATGAGCATTTGCATATCTTTTATTTTCTAAAGAGGCCCATTTGTTTTTGTATAAAATTAATAGATCAGGTATACCTTGTATTTCACCTGGATCTGTTTTCATAATAATACAACCTGGATATTTGTTTTTTAAATATTGTTTTAATTCTCTTTGAAATTGTGTTTCTCTTTTATTCATTTGTCCCACCTTATTCTTTATCTTAAATTATACCCCTAAAAAAAATAGAAAA